AAGAATGCTTCAGCAATATGATTAGGCACAAAGGCAAACTCATCCAAAAATAGAATGTTGAAAGACATACCCCTAACTGCAGATGCAGAGGTAGATGCTGCAAGTATTTTAGATCCATTTTCTAACTCCAATGATCCTTTATTCCAAGATATAATACCCTGTTGCATCCATTTAGGTAAGTTCTCATATGCAATTTGCAATCTACCTAACAAATCTCTAGCAGTGGCTGCTTTGTTTGCAAGAATACCAATATTTACACTATCATTAAAAACGCAATAATGTAAAAGATATGCTACAGACGTAGTAGATTTACCAGTCTGACGTGGCATTTTACATATATTAAATCTATTTTCATGAAAATTATTAATTAATCTTTCTTGAAAATCATATGGTTTAAATTGAACAAGTCCCTCATCCAGAGAAACAATCTTCATATAATTATTTGCAAAATAAACTGGATCTTCTTTACATTTTAAGAACTCAACAATGTTCTCTTGTGTAAATTCAATCTTAGTATTTGCTTTTTTTAAATTGGGATTACCAAGATATACATCATTAGTAGACATAATTTATTTTTTAAATAGTCCTTGCTCTTTTAAAATTTTAGATAAATCACTTGTTGAACCTACAAATAAAGCATTATTAGTAACTTGCGTAGTCTTTCCTTTATCTTCATCAATTTCTTTAAGTTTTTTCTGAAGTTCCATCAACTTATCAGTAGTATCAGCAACTGATTTAATAATTTGACCTGCAACTTCATATGCTCTTGGACTTGCACTTTCACCAGCAAGTTCCATTATACCATTAAGGGATTCTTGTCCTTTTTCAATTAAAGAGTATAAATTGGCACGGGTATATTCATAATCTTTATCAATATCATCAGTAACATTCTTAATAGCATCTTGCTTCTCAATACTTCCACCTTTTGGGGTCGTGCTTACTTCTATACTACTTGTAGTATTAAGTGCTTCATCTATAGAATCATAAGTAGACATAATAATTAAGTATCCTTCTGTAATGTTGGACTATAAGTTTTGCTGTCATCAAAATCTGTCCAAGTTTCACTAAATCCAAAATCATCTGCTGGTCCAGCAGTAATTGGATCGGGAACTACACTATATCTTCTTTCACGTTTAGCTGTAGCAGTATCAGTGCCTGAATATTGATCTACAATAACTTTCTTAATAAGTCCATCAGATGTCTGTGCGATTGGACCGAATAGATATGTTTTTGCCGTAAAACTTAAAGTATAAATTAATGCTCTTCTTACTTCAAAACTTCCCTCATAATCATCTTGGAATGTTATATTATCTAATATAACAGGAATATCTCTTTTCTCTCCGATAGAGGATACTAAATCTACAGTTAAAGTAAATGAAGGTTGAAAATATGGTAATATCTGTTCAATAATCTGTAATGCATCATCATTTAATTTACTGAAAATATTTAATTCAAATCCAATATTATAAGGAACAGGCATATAAACCTTCTTCATTTTATCATCAGTACTATCAACTGCTTTAAAAGTTTGAGTAACTCCAGTTTTCCTTGCAGGATCATACTGAATATTATTCATTTCAAAAGACATTCTAGGTAAAGTTATAGCAACTGATTTCGCCAACTCAGCCTGTTCCTGTATCTTTGCCAAATATTTTTGTTGAGGTCCATAAGAAAGACCAACTTTAATATCATCAAGAATAGTACCATCACTTTTTTTATGTTTAATATTAATACTATTAAACAAAGTACCAAAAGAAATAATGGTTTTTCTTATAATTTCGTGGTAATAATAAGTTCCTAACATTAGTATTGTCCAAATGGGTTCGATTCTGAAAAATCAATTAGTGAATCAGCTTCTGTTTCTATATCTTCATTAGAATCAAATACTTGATCATAACTATCAAGGTCATGACTATCAATTATATATTGTGCTGAAGATGCTGATCCAACAAGAACTTCACCACTATAGAATTTACCTGTATTTAGTGATACACGTAAATATGTAGGAGGATCAATCTTATCTGTGTCAAAATCTTTCCTAAAGTCTCTAACTTTTGCTGTAACCCCAGAAGATTGTCCTGTAACCGTTTCATTATAAACATAAGTACCAATTCCTGAGTATGGACTATTAAATGCGATTGACGGAGCCTCAGTATATCCCATACCAGAATTGATTATACGTACAGTGCTTATTCCTGTATTACTTGTATCAATAACTGGAGATAATACTGCTGTATTAATTCCTGTAGGTGGTGCTGTAACCGTTGTAAGAGCAACATTAGCATATCCATCACCAATTCCATTTAAATTAATTTGATATACGCCAGAGGTAGTTGAAATTGAACAAGTAGCGATTGCACCTGTTCCTCCACCACCACTAAAGGATATTGTTGGTGGAACTGTATATCCATAACCAGCATTCGTCATTTCTAATCTTAAAATAGAAGTGACATTATTAACAGTCGTGGTAATAGCAACAGCACTTGCAGTATATCCATCTGATGGTGCTGCTGAAATAACAACACTAGGAGTAGAAGTATATCCAGATCCATCATTACTAAGAATAATTTCTCTAATACATCCAGTTCCTATACTTGCAGTTGCAGTAGCTGTGATTCCAAGTCCAACTAAATTAACAGTTGAAATATATCCTTCATCACCTACAGTATCATCAACCTCATCAATACTAGTATCAATAAGTTCATTTTCATATTCAAATAGTTCACAACTTAAATCATAAGTATAAAGACTACCTAATTGATAAAATGGTTTTTCAAATTCTACTCTTTTTATTTCAAATAATCTTTCACCAAGTGGGAAATATATTAAATCTCCTTCTTTCGGTCTACTAACTAAATCACCAAATGTATAATCAGTAATTCTACCTTCTCTAATACCAGATGATATACCTTCAAGAAAAGGTGCAATAAAATCTTCAAACCTTTCTCTGGATATTGTAAGATTTATTTCATTCTTCAATCTTAATCCAAATTTAGTCATTACATCACTATCAGGAGCATATCCATCATAATTATTCAAATATGCTTCTATAACAAAACTATCATCAAACTTTGATGATTGAACCTCTTTTATAATATTATCTGTTTTAAATATCTTTCTAGGAAGATAAAACACATCAGTCCCATAAATCTTAATTTGTTCATTAATTAAATCCTGAACAAGATTTTGCTCACCTGTCGATCCTTGTAAAAAATATGAATTTAATGCCATAATTATCCAATAAAGTCATATGGTGGTAATTCATATTCTTGAGTCATTCTTTGTTTAATATCTTCTAATTCTCTTTCTGCATCCTCATACAATTCTCTACCATTAAGTTCAACTCCACCTGGAAGTCTAGTTCCTCTGAATTTAAGTAAATTTTGTCCCCATTGACGTTTTATAAGTGATGTCACATATTTTTTAAGGAAACTATCATTATAAACACCAGTAAATGTATTAGGATCTAAAATTCTATAACAATCAATAATCAAATAAGTATCTTTAGTTTCTGAACCCCAATCTATATCAAGATATAATCTACCTTGTCTTTTATTAAATCTTATCTGTTTATCTGTAGTTAATAGAAAATCAATATCTTCAAGATAAGTTTTAACCATGGAATATTGAAGTAATTCTATAGAATTGAATTGATACAAATCATTTAAAAATAATTGATATTTTATACTAAACATTCCATCGGATATAGTACTACTATCAAATTTAAATACTTTTTCTATACCAATTACTGAATCTGGAACTTGTATAAAATTAGATGTCTCATAAAAACTATTAGTCATATCAGACATACCACTCACAGTAGTTGAAATACCTGATGTTGTTGTAATACCTAAAGTATTGGTTCCTCCAACTTGAGCTGTTCCTCTATTAATATCATCTTCAGTAAGTTTATATTTCAAATACATTCTTTCCACACCATCAAAATGACGTTCTTGGAAATATTGAAGAGCATCATCCACTAAATCATCTATTTGCTCATCAGCAACATTAATCTCAACTACAGGTTCTCCTAACCTTCTTAGAGAATAGTCAATTAATTCTTGTCTACTTGCTGGTTTTGACATTAGAATGAGCCTCCATCAATCGCTCCTGCTGTAAGCATTCCCGTAATATTTACATCTGTTATAAATGTAGCTATTCCAGCAACAACTAATTCATCTAAATCAGTTTGTCCATCAACATCCAATCCACCAGTACCAATATCTATTTCAGTAGCAGTTATAATTCCAGTGACATCCATTCCACCGCCACCAATTATTGTGCCAGCAGCACTGAATGTAGAAACACCAGTTACATTTAACTCATCTAATGTTAATCCACCGACAATATTAGCACCTACATTAGCATCTATCGCTGCAGAGAATGTTGATACACCAGCGACTACTAACTCATCTAAATCAGTCTGTCCATCAACATCTAATCCACCAGTGCTTACATTTAATTCAGTGGCAGTTACAATACCAGTGGTTGCCATAATACCACTAGCATTAGCTTTGATAAAGGTGGTGGCGTTATTTTTACTATTAATATTAATAGTATCAGAACGAATTTCGAATTGACCTGTATTATTCTTAATATAACTATTGCTACCACCAATATGATGTAACTCTAAATCATCATCATTTCCAAGTGTAATACTTTTATCATCAGGAAGATGTAGAGTATCATTAAAAGTAGATACACCTGATACATTTACCTGATCTATATTTGCACCACCAACTACATCAATACGATTATTAACATCAACAAGAGATGAGAATGTTGATACACCAGTTACATTTAAAGTAGTGCTATCTAATTGCCCTGTTACTGTTATACCAATTCCTGATGTTTCAAAACGTTTTAAATTATTCCAATATGCTTCTACCGCACCATTAGGAGAAACAACTAATCCTCTGCTAGTACTGGTAGGATCTAAATAAATTCCTCCTCCAGTTCCACTAACACTTCTAAGATAAAGAGTTCCAGTATTATTATCTAAGTAGGAATTAAAGGAATCATGATAGATTTGTAAATCTCTACCATCACCAAATGTTGCATATCCACTATCACTAAACTCTAAAGAATTTTGACTTCTATCCCATTGAACATTCGCTGAATCACCAACAATAACTACATCACTTTGAAATGTAGAAACACCAGTTACATTTAACTCATCTAAATCAGTCTGTCCATCTATATCGACTCCACCAGTGCTTATATCCAATCCAGTGGCAGTTACAATCCCTGTAACATCTAATCCACCAGCAGTTATTATAGAATCATCGCCAAATGTAGAAACACCAGTTACATTTAATTGATCAAGAGTTAATCCACCAACAATATTTGCACTTCCATTAACATCTATAGCACCAGCAAATGTAGAAAGACCAGATACATTTAAAGTATCAGTTTCAACATGTCCTGTTATATTAACACCTTCTGAAGTAGTGGCAAATTTTTCATTACCATTATAATATAATTTTACATCTTCATTCTTAGTAGCTTTAAGATATCTCTCACTATTATCTGCTGTTTTGAGTGCGAGTGAATCACTACGAATATGAAAATCACCCGTAGAATTTTTTATATTACTGTTTGTGCTATCATGCCATATCTCAAGATCATCACTATTTCCAAATTTTATTCTGGCAGCATCAGTAAACTCTAAATCATTTTCAGAAGCATCAAATGTTATATTCTGACCACCAGCAGCACCCTGAAAAACTACATCAGCATTATTGAATGTAGTAACACCAGCAACTATTAATTCATCTAAATCTGTTTGTCCATCAACATCTAATCCAGCATTAATATCAACAGCAGCATCAAAAGTCGATACTCCTGCCTGAACTGCAATACCACCACCAAATGTAGCAATACCAATAAAGGTAGAAATACCACTAATTTTTAAATCTGTAAATGTATTTGGTGCAACTTTAATAGCTTCTTCAATAGTTGCTGTAGTTGTTGCATCAAGTGATGTAATATTTTGAAGTTCTCTTGCACTACTAATTACTTGTGTAGATCCAATACTAAGTGACTGTACACTGGAAATTCCAGCAACATTCAATCCTCGTAATATATCTACATCTGCATTAACATCAACAGTATTAGAAAACGTAGATATTCCTGTAACTGCTAATTGTCCACCTAAATTTAAATTCTTTCCTACTCCTATACCACCAGCAAAAGTTACAGAACCAGTGGTTACACT